CGGGTGGCGGCGCGGCCCTTCGCTCCTACATCGCCGGCAGACTGACGGCCGTGGCGGCAGAAGATGCTTCGAACCCGAAGGCGTGGAGCGGCTTCGCCGTCGATTGCCTGACCGCCAAGGTCGGCGACATTGCCGATGGCGGCGTCGAGGTGTCTGCCTCAAGCCTCCAGATGGCGCTTGCCTACATCGATCACCTCGAGACGATGGTCGCGCGAGGTGGCGAATGAGTGCCTCGATCTACACGATCGCGGATCGGCAGTCGCACGATGTGCAGCGTCGCGCGATCGCCGCCGTCAGCGTCCAGCGGCAGCGTCTCAACACGGGCATGCGCCCGCGGCTGGCTGAGATCATGGGCGATGACCTCGCTCTCCGATCGCCGCCTATCCCCGCCAACCTTGATGCGTGGTATCGCCAGCAGCCGATCAAGCGCGGTCGCATCAGCCCGAGCCTGACGCTCTCCGATCTGGAGAAGCAGGTGTTCGGCTTGCCGCGCACGGCCCGGCTGATCGACCTGCGCAATCTCGGCGACGAGCGCGATCATTGGACCGTTGCTGTGTTCCCCGTCCTCGGCGGCTTCGTGGTCGGCGTGAAGGCGCCGGCCGGCGGCGGCGGTGTCGGCGTGCTCTGGAAGCGGTCGTACAAGGCGTCGGATTATGCGCTCCGCCTGTCGGTCGAGCACGGCATGCCAATCCGGGAGCGGTACGCATGAATGCGCGTATGAACCCCGCCGATCTGGCGAACATCGTCGCCGGCATTCGCGACCGCTTCCCCATGTCCGCGGTGGCGGCAAGGATGGGCGTTAAGCTGCATCGCGCCGGCAACGAGATGAAGGCATGCTGTCCGTTCCACGCGGATCGCACGCCCTCGTTCACGATCTACGCGGACGATCGGCGGGCGCATTGCTTCGGCTGCGGATGGTCGGGCGATGTCCTTGATCTGGTGCAGCACGGCTATCGCGTGAAGCTGCTGGGCGCGATTGAAACGCTCGATAACGGCCTTCTGCGCGAGCTTGAGCAGCAGCGTGCGCCCGCAAAGCCGAAAGCCGATCTGCGGCCGGTGGCGCAGCGGATCGTCAACAACTCCGTACCGATCGAGGGAACGCCGGCTGAAGCGTATCTGCGGTCGCGCGGAATCACGATGGCGTTGCCGCATACCTTGCGCTTCGCCCGGCTTGCACCGCCCCAGATCGAAGGCAACGGGCTGCTCGCCGCTAATGGCCCCGCCCCGCTCCCCGCGCTAATCGCGATCGTCACGGATCCGGTCGGTGCGCTTGTAGGGCTGCAACGTACCTATTTGACCGAAAATGGCTGTAAGGCGGCGACGACGCCGACCGCCTCCGATCGCAAACCGAAGGTTAAGTACAGCCTTGGCAACGTGGCAGGAGGTGCGATCCAGCTTGGCCCACCAGTCGCGAGCCTCGTTGTCACCGAGGGGCTGGAGGATGGGCTGACCCTTGCCCAGGCGCTTCACCAGTCGGTGTGGGTGTCGGCTGGCACGTCGATGCTGCCCCGGATGACGCTGGCGGACGTCACCCTCGCTGTCGTCATCGGTGCCGACAGAGACGCGCCTGGTGAAACGGCGGCAATCAAGGCGGCGCGCGCCTTCAGCGCGACAGGGCGAAACGTCCGGATCATGCGCCCGGCGCCTGGCTTCAAGGATTTCAGTGCCGAACTGATGGCAGGTGCAGCATGAAGGCGGCCTCCATGCGCGATCGGCTGAAGCAAGCCGAACCTTTCAACCTTGAGGTGAGGAGCCCCAACATCCTCCCCAACATTCAGGTGCGCGCCGGTGACCTGCACAACATGGCGACGCAGGCGGAGCGGGCCCTCATCTTGTCCAAAACGCCGTTTTACGTGCGCGGTAGCGTTATCGTCCGTCCAGTGCTGGATAAGCTGCCGAGCGCGAGCGGAGAAATGGTGAAGGCCGCGAGGCTTCTGCCCGTCCAGGAACCCGCCATGATCGACCATTTCTCGCGATCGGCGACGTGGCAGAAGTTCGACGGCCGCAAGCAGGAGCTAGTGGCGGCGGACCCGCCTGCCGCCGTCGCTGCCATCCTTCTGGCACGTGATGGCGAGTGGCAGTTCCAGCATCTGGCTGGTGTCATCACCACCCCGACGATGCGACCGGACGGCACAATCTTGGCGGACGCCGGGTACGACGCCGCTACCCAACTGCTTCTGCTCGACCCGCCCAAGCTGCCGGTAATACCCGAGAAGCCGTCCAAGGATCAGGCGCGGGTCGCGCTCGGGCTGCTGGACACGTTGCTCGACGAGTTCCCCTTCACCGACGATACGAGCCGGTCGGTTGCGCTGTCCGCGCTGATCACGCCTGTGGTGCGGGGCGCGATGCCGGTGGCGCCGATGCACGCCGTGACCGCCACGGCTCCCGGATCGGGCAAGAGCTACATCATCGACTTGGTATCCGCCATCAGCGCCGGCGAGCGTGCGCCCGTGCTGTCGATCGGGCGCACCGAAGAAGAGACGGAGAAGCGGCTGGGCGCCGAGATCATTGAGGGTGCGCCGTTGATCTCGATTGACAACGTGAACGGCGAGCTGGGCGGCGACTTCCTTTGCCAGCTGATCGAGCGTCCCATCGTGAAGCCGCGTGTTCTTGGCCGCTCCAAGAACAAGAAGGTTGAAAGCCGGGCCTGCTGCTTTGCGACAGGCAACAACATCCAGCTGGTCGGTGACATGACCCGCCGCGTGGTGCTGTGCTCGCTCGATCCGAACATGGAACGGCCAGAGCTACGCACATTCGATGGCGATCCGTTCGCAACGGTGATCAAGGACCGCGGCAGCTACGTCGCGGCGGCACTCACCATCACGCGCGCCTATGTCGCGGCCGGGTGTCCTGGCGTGCTGCCTGCGCTCGCATCCTTCGAGGCATGGAGCCGTCTGGTGCGATCCGCGCTCGTCTGGCTCGGCCGCGACGATCCGGTCCTCAGCATGGAGAAGGCCCGCGACAACGACCCAGTGACCGCCGCGCTGACCGTGCTGTTCACCGCCTGGCACAAGCTCATCGGTGCCAGCGCCCATACGACCGGTGAGCTGATCGCCACCGCGGACCTGCCTGAACCATACGGCAACGTCGATCGAGCGCAGTTCCGGCAGGCGCTTGTCGACGTGGCGACCGACAAGTTCGGGAAGATCGGTAGCAAGACGCTGGCGAAATATCTGGGGAGCTATGCCGGTCGCATTGCCGCCGGGTTCAAGCTGGTCGACCTGTACGACAGCAACCTAAAGCAGAAGCGCTGGCAAGTCGTGAGGGTGGAGTGATGTTGCGGGTATTGCGGGTATTGCGGGTATTGATCTGGGTCTTTCGCGGGCGAATGGCAGTGACAATTTACAGGGAACGATACGATCCAGTACCCGCAATACCCGCAATACCCGTAGCTGGTTGGCCGCGTTCTAATGCCGTTCGAACGACGGGCATGGAGAAGCGTCAATCGTCGGTGCACCGCTTGGCGGCGGTATTACCGATGCCGATCCTGACGCAGGACAGCAGTCGATGAGTGACCCGCGTAATGATCGCGCAAATACGCGGGGTAAGCCGTTCGAGCGCGGCAACCCCGGCAAGCCGAAGGGTGCCCGCAGTCGCGCGACGGTGGCGGCGGAGGCGCTGCTCGACGGGGAAGCAGAGGGTTTGACCCGCAAGGCGATCGACATGGCGCTCGAAGGCGACACGGTGGCCCTGCGCCTCTGCCTGGAACGGCTGGTGCCACCGCGCAAGGATCGCCCGCTCGCTTTCGACCTCCCCCCGATCAACGACGCCAAAGATCATCCCGCGGTGCTCGCCTCGGTGCTGGAGGCAGTCGCCGGTGGCGAGCTGACACCGACCGAGGGGCAGGCCTTCGCCGGCCTGATGGAGCAGCACCGCCGCGCGATCGAGACGGCGGACATCGTGGGGCGCCTTGAAGCGCTGGAAGCAAGGAACACGAAATGAGGATCGCAGATCGCATTGCCCGGCTGGAACGCGCCGGTGACGCTGACCCGCGCATGACCGCGGCCGAGATCGATGCCGCCGCCGCCCGGTATGAAGCCGAACTGCAACAGGACGGCGTTCCCGGTGGCGGCACGATCACCAGCGCCGTTGCCGGCTGGCGCGAGATGGTCGAGCAGACCGGAGAGGCATGGCTTCAGCGCGTGTACGCCGGCATGACGCCCGCGGATCTGTACGCATGACGGCGGCCCTGACGCGGCGCCTGGCAGCGCTGGAGGCGAACCAGCCTAGCCACATGGGACGCCGGCTGCTGCTGATGCCGTGGGACATCATTCCCGAACACCAGGATAGCGACATGATCGTCCGCTACAATCTGGTCACCGCAGGACCAGACGGACCCAAGCGGGTCGACTATCACCGGGTTGGCATTCACCCGAAGGACGATGCAACGGCGTCGTGGAACCGGCACCTCTACTTCGGCGAGCCGTACCATGCGTGACCTCACGCGTCGGCTGTCCGCCTTGGAGGCGCGGCGAAGCAAGCGCGGCTATCGACAAGTCGTCATCGTCGGCCCCGGCGAACCCTCGCCACCTGACGGTGATGACATCCACATCATCCGCATCGTTGCCGTGAACCCGGGTGGCGAAGCGGTGCTGGCGTTGCCGCACAACGGGCGCGAGCCTCTATCGGAGCTTACCAGATGACCCTGCTGAAGCGCGTGGCCGCCCTTGAGGCGCAGATCCGATCGCCTGACGTTCGCCTGGACATGACGGCGCTGACCGACGACGAGCTGGTGTTCGTCGAGACGCTGGCCCGCCGCATGCTGGACGGATACGACCCGACCGAGGCGGAGGCGGATCGTTGGCGCGACATCGACGCGCGCATCGTGCGCACCGATGCGGGCTAAGCCTCTCACCTCCGACAAATTTGCCGGTTCGATCTGGGACAAGTTGCGCCACTCCGCAGCTTAACAATCAATTAACAAGCGGCTACCGAGCGCGCGCTCGCCCAATGAGAGGCGGGGGTAAACCAAGGGGTCGTATGAAGTTCCTGCCTGCTCTGCTCGCCGCTGCCACCGCCATTGTCAGCACCCCCGCCAATGCGGCGTACATTACGCGTACCTACGATTTTTCCGCTTCGTTCGACCTCTCGGCGCCGAGCAGGACAATCAGCGGTTCGTTCACCATGGAGTTCGATCCCATGGCGCGCGAGAACGCGTGGGTTAAGGCGTTCTCGTCGAAGCAGCTGAACGGTTATCAGTTCGACGCCGCGTCGTTCAACAACGGCAACGTCTCTTTCGGCAACTGCAACCGTACGGGCTGCACCGCAGGATCCAGCACCAACACCTTCTTCGCCAGCTTCAAGGTTGACGCGGACGGCAACGTCCTCTCGGTTCGCAATAGCGACTTCGTCTACGGCAAGGCGCTGACCTGCTGCGTGACGTGGCAATCGACATCGTTCGTCGTGAACCGTGTCGGCGGCACGATCCCAGCGGTGCCTGAGCCCGCCACCTGGGCGACGATGATGCTGGGTTTCGGCGTGATCGGCTATGCGCTGCGCCGTCGTACGGTCTTGCGCTTCGTCTGATGAAGGATCTTGGAGCCGTAGTTGCACTATGGCTCCGGACCTCTCCTGCGCGAGGGCTGGCAGATGAATTGCCCAGTTCATTCGGTCGGAGTTAACCAATTTAGCTCATAGCGGGCAGCTCAGGACAGTCAGGGTTCGGAGCGTCGTCGTGATCGACCAGGAACTTAGCCGCTACTATCGTCGCCGTGAGGCTGCCGCACGTGCCAGTGCGCACCGAGCTATCGATGCGCGGGCGCGCCGCATGCACCTCGAGATGGCATCGATGTACTCCAGGGCTTTGCGCGTGGGGTGCAGCGTTGTCGAACTGCTCGAGGATACCCCTAGGCTTTACCTCGTCAGCGACGAAACTCCGCAAATGGACGAGGCTGCCTGACGGCATCTAGCGATCGATCTGCTCCGGCGACAAAGGCGCGTCAGGATCGGCAACGGTATGCTCTGGATCCTGACGCGGCTCGAACGCCACGACCCATTGCGGATAGCCGTTCGGCGACATGACGATGTCGGCATGTCCGACCGGGTCGTTGCCAGTCTCGATCCAGCCAGCCCCCTTGCAATAGTCGCACACGGCCCGCTTGCACCTAAAGCTCACCAGATCGATCTCGGTGTTCCACTGCCCATGCCCCTTGCAGATCGGGCACTTGGCATCGAGCGTGCCGTTCCGCGACTGAAGCGGGATGATGTCGAATGCGTGCGGGCTGTTCGGGCCGTCGCAGTAGACGACGTTGCTGGCGTGGGCGATGGGACTTCTCCTTGGCGCCGCACGAACGGCCAGATCGCCTCTGCGGTTGCTCCTATAGCGCAGGCACACCGCACACCAAGGCGCGCAGCTTGGGCTGCCACAGAATTTCAGCCCTTCACGACACGAAAGTATTAGCTGTGCCAATTTCCCCTAATATGGGAAGAGACATTATCGGGAAGAGCATTCCAAGCAGCAGAGTTGTTCGTTGCATCCACTACATACAGCTTGTCGTTGGCATCAAGCGCTGGCTTTAGATAATCGACAGCCTGAGATGCAGTGACCTCACTATTCACGTACCAGAAAGACTTATGGATCTTTGCCCAGCTTCCGAGCGCCTTGATGCGCTCGATGAGCTTGTCATAGTTTTGGCCGGGTGCGTACAAGTCGTATGAAATGTGAAGGTTGTTCGCCAACTTTCCTCTCCCTCGCCGAAGCTCAGCCGCCAAGCCTGGGCATATGGCAATCTTGTCGCCAGAAAGCCGATTCGACTAGCGGTCAGATCGAGCTTTTTTGAAGAGTGATCAGATGGTTACGGCAGTGGAGCGCCACCAGCCGTAATCGGCCGCCGCCGTCATCGTCATCCCCGCCGACATGCCCAGCCCCTCGCACCAGTGCGTCGCTGCTTCGCTTGTTGACCAATGTTGACCTGACCAATCCGTTGTCGGGTCGATAGGGGCGCTGACGGCGGTACGACGGTGACGGCCCGCCACATAGCCGTGGGACATGCCCGTCCGCACGGCCCCGCGAAACGAGACCGGCCTGATCAGGCCTCGCCGGCCGAAACCCCGCGACTTCCGCGACCGGTACTTAGAGATGGGCTGGGATCGCGAGATCGAGGACCATTACCGCTGCAACTGGCGGTGCATACGCAGGTGGATCATCGAGGAAGGCAAGGATCAGCTTCGCGCTGATCGAGCAGCGGTCGTCGCGGCGAAGCGGGCCGCGGTAAGGGCGACGCGCAGGCGCTGACGGCGGTAAGGCCGCATGCCGCGCCGGGGTACGTCCGGTTGCATGAACCACGCTCGACCCCGCCCCACGAACTTTCGCACGAGCTATGTCGCACTCGGCTGGACCGGCTGCATTGCGCACTACGGAACATCGTATGGCGTCATGCGCCGCTGGGTGAACGAGGAAGGTGCGGACCAACTCGCCGCCGAGCGCCGCCAGCATGTCGAGCGGCTTCGTGAACGTGACCGCGCCTTCCGCCAGCGCGCGGCGGCTCAGTTCCAGCATGTTGGCGCCGCATGAACGCTGACGATGCCATGAGGCGCATGGGCTGCGACCCACAGATCGCACGCCTGCTGGCACAGAAGCGTCGGGCGGAAGAGCTTCAGCATGTTGCGGCAATCCTCGGGGACATCGGTGATCAGTCGAAGGTGCCTTCGATCGAGCTGCCCCTCGCTGGCGGCATTTTCCGCTTCCGCCTGACCGAACTCGAATTGGCGTTGCTCGAGCTTGGCTATGGGCACCCAATTTGCGACAGGGGAACGAAGGCGCCGCCGATCCGGGTCAGCGATGCGTACGCTCGTCTTCTGCGCGGCCGATACGAAGTCGACGGGGAAGATGTTGGTGTGCCCGGCGCGGCTGGGTTCTCGGTGATCGAGATGAACGCCGTCACCCGCATGGCGCTGCTCGGCGGCGGCGGCGGCATGCTCGACGGCAAGGCAGTCTCTTGGGAGGATCGCGATGTCGACGCCTTCATGGCGAAGCACGTCTACCCCCTTCCATTGATCGATCGGTGGAACCTTGCGGTGGCGGCGCTCGGCGTCCGCATGCAGGGCGCCGTGGCCCCGGGCGCCGGCACCGATGGCTAGCAGGGCATTCACGCACAAGCTGCGCAGCTTGGTGCCGGCGATCGTGCCCGACATCTCGAAGGCGCTGTTCGCCGCCGGTGAAGTCCTCGCGGTCGAGGCACAGACATCGATCACCGAGGGCAGCGTGTCAGGCAGGCAGCACATCCCGAGTGCTGCGGGTCAACCGCCGAACGCGGACACTCACCACCTCGCGAACAATATCGAGGTGACGCAGGACGCGCCGCTGAAGGTCGTTGTGACGTCGAAGGCCAAGTACAGCGCGTCGCTCGAGTACGGCACTTCTCGCATGGCGGCCCGCCCCTTCATGCGTCCCGCCGTCGAGCGCACCCGCGCCGAGATCAACAAGCGCATCAGCCGCGCCGCCCGTCGCGCGATCCGACAGCATTTCAGGGGTTAAGCCATGGCTGCCATCACCGCAGAGGAAGTCGCCGTCGAACTGCTGGCTCGATACGACAAGATGGACCGCCAGCTTCGCGCCGCGGAGAACGTCGTCGACCGGCGGTTGGGTAATATGGAGGGGCGTGGCGCTGCGTTCGTTTCGCGGTTTAATGGCCTGCTTGCCGGCGTCAGCGTGGCTGCACTGGGTAAGGAATTCCTCGACCTGGCGGATGCGAGCAAGCAGATCGACGCGCAATTGAAGCTGGCGACGCGGGCCTTCGGCTCGTTTGGGCAGGCACAGACCGATGTCGCCCGGATCGCAGGCGAGGCTCGCAACGGCCTGTCAGAAACCGCAGCGCTATACGGCAATCTCGTCCGTGCGACCGCCTCCCTGGGTGGCACGCAGTTGCAGGCGGCCCGAGCCACCGAGACCTTTTCCAAAGCGCTGAAACTTGGTGGCGCGGACGCCGCACAGACCGCTTCGGCCACCTTGCAGTTCGGCCAGGCGCTGGCATCGGGCGTGTTGCGGGGCGACGAATTTAACT